TGGCGCCGTCCAAGGCTGGGCCGCAGCGGGGGCAGGCTGCTGGGCCGCAGGTTGGGGTGCGGGGGCTGGGGCCATGTTTTGGGCCGGTGGGGGCGCCCAACCGCCAGCCGCAGGGGGAGGTGCCACCGGGGCCGGGATAGCCGCAGGGGTGGCCGGCACGCCCACGTCCAATGCTTTGTAGCCCTTGACATCGTTGGAGGCCTCGTAATACTTGCCATCATTGCCGGGGCCGGCAGAACGAAGCGAGACCTTAGCCTGCAGCGGACGGTTGTGGAGCATTGCACTGTCTTCCACCTGGATCACACCAACAGCGTGGCAAATGGCGGACAGGGTCTTGTAACCGATCTCAACCGCAGCCGGGTTCTTGTTCTGCAGGTTGATACGATCCCACAGCTTGCGCTTGGCAAATTCGTGCGGGGCCAGGATGTCGTACTCGCATTCGAGGTAAGCGCCAGTATTGTCAGAAGTCGGCTTCATTTCCGACTTGACCATCTGAACCACATACCAGCCCGCAGGAACTGGCTCGCTCGGGGAGCTTGGGGCAACGTTGGCGGCGTTGAAGTTGATTTGTGCCATTTTCACTTTCTCCTAGTGTTGTGGGAGTTTCAGTCCCGGTTAAGAAATCCAATCTGAGCTTCATAATCATCGGGGTGTTTCGCACGCTTCCGAAGATTGCATGAAGGACAGAGTAATTGTAGATTAGCCGGCCCATTGGAGCCACCAAGAAAAAGAGGCATTCTGTGGTCAATATGAAGCCCATCTTCCAGAGGAACTTCACAGTAACGACAAAGACCCCTTTGTTTGATATAGAGCTGGTCTATATCCTCTTGAGTAAAAACGCCTTCGGCTTTAAGCACTCGCGCGCGTCGATTCTTTGCCGCGAGAGCGTAGGCTTCTGGGAAATTCTGAGCACGCTCGAGAGCCCGGCTTTTCATCAAGATAGCGTTCTTGGTATAGTAATCACGTAAATAAGAGGCCCGCCGACTTTTGTTCGCAGCATCATATTCACGGTCGTAGTCTTTTTTGCCCTCAGATGATGAATATACCTTCCGGCAAGAACGACACCGCGACTGGTATCCCGTGGAAGAACCGATGCTTTTAGCAAAAGCTTCTTCGGAAAGGGTTTGGTTACAACCGCGGCAGAAAAGCATTGGTTCAATCTCGATTGAAGAAATCAAGGCCGCAGGATGCGTGGATTGCATGGGCAAGATGGTTCCAGCCGCCCGTCTTGGGGATCGAGATGTCCTCGGTGACCCCGTAGCGGTTACCTGCGACATACCCCGGCGTGCGGTTGACAGCTAGTATACGACCTTTGTTGGCCGAGATACCCTTCTTCAGATCCGTTTTATCGGATTCAGAGATGTAGAGAGGTTCGTGCAGGAACCCCACAAGGTCTGCCCACTGGGTGAGCATCTCTCGCTTGCCGTAGGCTTTCTGGTTCTTGGGGCTGTGAAGCAGCAGGTCCCACGTGTTGTACTCACCGAAAGCCGGATCGATCACGTTAGCGGCAAACACATGGCAGGTCAACACGATGTTGATCGAGCCGTTAGTCGCCAACCAGTCGCAGCGCTGCAGGAAGTTGTGAAACAGCTCATTGGCATACTGGTAGGCTTTACCGTAGCCGCCGAGAGCCGCCTCCATCGTGAGTGCCTTGGCATTCCCCTTGTGGTAAGACGGATCGGTGCGCAGAGTGGCATCGTGAATCAAACGCTCGAGGGCTGTGGCGCTATCGAAGACCAGAGTCTGATAAGGAAAGCCCCCTGCCTGGACTTGTGCGATGATTTCATCCAGCAGCTGCAACACCTGACCGAACGACTCCAGCATGGGGGTCTTCATGACGCTCTGGCCGGCAAAGCCCTGCTCCAGCGGGACCAGCAGAACTCGGGGACCAGAGCAAGCCAGAGTAGTTTTACCCAGTTTTTCCTGTCCGGCGATCACGGCCCGAATGCCAGCCCGTCGGGCAGAAGAAGACTCAACGGCAGATAGAATGCTCATCTGGATTCCTATTACGTTTAGTTAAGTTGTCTCGTGCGGGAATCGCACAGAGGTTGGACGGTACATGCAATCCTGACACCGTTTCACCCTGCAAAGGGTAGATATGATCTACATGATGCGCAATACCAGTTTCTTTAGTCAGTCGGATAGCCTCCGCATAAACAGCTTCAATCGCCACGAAGTCCTCTTGGGTCAACCAGCAAGGAACGCGCTTTGCCCTTTGAAGACGTGATTTCCGCCGGGAGGCGTAAACAGCCGCCCGGTTATTTTGCAGGTAGTCACGGCGCTCCTTCAAGACAAGGTCTTTCCGCTCTTGATAGCGTGCGCGGTCTCTGGCTTGGACAACCAAAAGATTTTCTTCGCGCCATTTGCGCATGCGCTGGACTGAGGCCTCTTTGTCCGCATGATAACGGGCTCGGGCGTCAGCTCTTTTTTGGTCTGCTTGGCTCTGGTACGCAGCGGCATACTTATCCTTCGAACGCTGATAGTATGCTGCGGCATAGACCGCCTGGCAAACTTTGCACCGGCTGGCGTGGCCGTCTTTCTTATCACGCGCTAAAGCAAAGAAAGAAAGATCCTTTTCCTCTTTGCAGGTAGAGCATAATTTCGAAGAGATCACGGAGGTACCTTTCGAGTTGCGATGATACCCCCGTGAAAGCCAATGATCATGGCCAAGATCGGGGGCGGAGTAAGATTATACCCGCGGGCGATCGACAAGGCCAGCTTGGTCGGGGTAATCAGCTTCGTTGTTGCCTTCATTTCATGATCTCTTTGTAAAGCTTCATCAAGCCGGGGATGTGGGGCTCCAACAGCTCGGTGATGGCCACAGCGTATGCCCGGGCCTCCACCTGGGCATGGCTATGATCGCGCAGTGCCAGGAAATGAAGCAGGTTACGCAAGTCTTGCTTCCAAAGCCAGTGCGTGTAATGGTTTAGCGACAACAGCATTCGGGCGTGCTCGTTGGCAACGCCCATCTTCAGGGCTTGCTCATACAAGGCGTATCCGTCGGCGCAATGGGCGTTCAACGTATTACGAAAAGCCCATTGATCGTGATGCGGCAAGTTGTCTTCTTGGCCTTGCTTCTTGTCCGCGGCTTTCCCACCAACGACGTCGGGGATGTACCATTCGGCCGGTAGTTTGACATAGCGCCCGGAGACCTCGTTGAGGCTCACAGTGCGATGGCGAACAAATTGGCGGGCCACAAAGATCGGCAGTTTCATCTCCAGCCAGACTTCGATTGACTCAAACGGAGTCATGTGCTTGTTAGCCAGCAGATACCGGTTAAGCTTCATTTCGACATCATACGAGCGATCCCGGTCCTGGCCTTCGAAGCTCATGCGGGCCGAGTTAGCCACGTCCGTATCGTCGGCGTCGAACCTGCGAAGGACCGGCCCTACCGACAAATGCTGGTATTCTTCTCGACGTGTGGGACCCGCCAGATTGCGCAAGGTAACGAACCCGTGGTCCAGAACTTTAATGGTGTTAGGCTGCATACAGGTTCGGAACCGTGGTTTGAGCTTTGACAGTGTTGACTGCGCTGTTGAGGGCAACGCGCGAGCGTTCGTGGGCAGACAGCGCCTCCTCAAACTCTTGGTCAGCCTTTTGCTTGGCGCGCTGGGCAGCTTTCAGGCGCTTGGAGGATGCCTCCATCTCAGCTTGCAACATACCAAGGTCAACAGAGGGGACTTGAATAGAGCGTTTCATGGTTTTCTCCTTTAGTGGTGGGTGGATGTTTGCTCTTCGATAAGAAGCTTAATCTTAGCCTTCAGCCGATCGATGGCGGTTTGCATAACGGCGTTGCCAACCATGAAAGTGATTGACGGATCGCCCGTTATACTGGCGTGCATCTTGGGCATGGTGTTATCCGGGGAGACCTGAATCATCCCAAAAGTAATGGCCATGATAGAGTTCGGGTCGTTTTTCAGGATATCGAGCATGCGCTCAAAGAACTTCACCGTATCGCTGATATCGTTTGGACGACGGTCACCATCGGGCAGCTGTTTGAAAGCCTCGTGCATCTCGCCCATGATGCGGCTGGCATCTGTGGCCATCTCCAGCATATGACGGGTAGTGGCCTCGACCACAAAATTTTGATTGGGGTCGGACTGGATCTCGCTCATGGCAATTGCTCCTGATTTTGAAAAGCGGTCGCAAATGTTTCCTTGGGCGGAATCAATTCGATGGTGTGCGAGCCAGGCTTTTGGGTTATGGCCTCGTCAAAGACCTTGGCTGCTTCCTCGTTGAGAGTTTGAAGCGCCTTGTATTCTTTGGTGGCCAACTCGGGCTTGTAGGTGACCAGCACGTCAGAGTTGACCCCCATCTCGGTGAGCTTGGCTTTGATGGCAGGGAGCGCTGCCTCATCGATCTTACGGTCAATCTTGTAAGTTAGCTTGAGGCTCCAGCCTTGGGACAGATCGCACTTATTGGTGCCTTCCTTGGGGGACTCGAACAAAGCCTCGATGACTTGCTTGCGGAGCTCGCGCTCCTCGTCAATCTGCTTTTTGAATCCCTCCACAGCGATCTTGGCTTGGTGCCAGCGAGCCATGAGGGCCATTTTCTCCTCATGGGTCATGGGGTTGTTGACAACGGTAATGTCGGTCATGCGGTCTCTCCTTCTTTATCCAGACGGGCTTGGGCGTGTTGGTCTGAGTGTACCCCGTCCGGGTACCGCTTGCCGAGCTTTTCTTGATTTGCATCAAGAACCATCGCCCGCTCGACCCCCTTCATGGAATAAAGCTGGTGCAGGCGCGCCCGGATATAACCAACGTGCAAGGCCATCTCCCCCACCACGGTTTCCGGATCTTTGGAATACACCCAAACCTTCTTGGAGAGGTCCAAAAGGTCGGCAGCGGCCAATGTCATGATCCAGATAATGTCGCGATAATCGTAAGACACCACAGGCTCGTATCCAATATGCAGGTAATGCGAATGCATAAGTGCCTCCAGGTCCGCGCGCCCCGACAGGCGGGCAATTTGTTGCATGGTGGCCTCCAGATAAAATTCCAGATCGCCCGCCTCCTCGATAAAATGACCTTCGTTGGTGTAAGCCCCGAGCTCCACCACTTCCCCGATGACGCCAACGGCTGCATGCACCAGACCCTGGCCTCGGTCTGCATATCCCTCGCTCTTAAAGAGGATGGCGACCATCTGGTCAAAGGGGCGCTTTTGATTTGACATGGAAAACTCTCCTATGGTTTGGTTGGTTGAGGCTCCATTATATAAGGGCAAACCGGGATCAGGGTGAATTATAATGTTCCCATGATCATACCTACCCAATCGGGTGACCTTGGCCCTATAATGGGGCCTGCGAAACATAAAACTTTAAGCGGAGAACTTATGCCCTCTAATAAAAAGGCTACCGGAGTGGCCCCGAAAAAGGTCGAGCCGTTCGATCAGCCCAGCACGCTGATGATGAAAACCGTTGAGCTCTTGCAAAAAAGAGATCTCTTTGAGGTCTATTCCGAAACCAAGATTTCTTTTTATTGGCTGCGCAAGTTCGTGGCCCTTGACTTCAAGAACCCGTCAGTCAATCGGGTGCAGTATCTTTACGAGCACCTCACAGGCACAGAACTGGTTTAAGAAGGCAAGTAGTTATGTTCGACAACATCCCAGCGGAGCTCCGCGCGCTCCCTCAATGGGTTTGCTGGCGTTACGAAACGCTTGACAACGGTAAGCAAACCAAAATCCCGTATTCTGCCCGCAATGGGGGCAAAGCCAGCGTCACCGATCCAACCACGTGGGCGGATTTTACCACGGCTTTGATGCAATCGACCCATTTCAATGGCATCGGCTTTGTGCTCTCGGAAAACGACCCGTACACCATCATCGATCTGGACAACAAGCCGGACAAGGCGTGCACCCTTGAGCAACTCCAGCGCCATCAAAAGATTTTCGAGGCGTTCGACAGTTATACCGAAAAGAGCGTTTCTGGCACAGGGGTACACATCATTGTCAAGGGGCGCATTCCCGCGGGCGTGCACCGGGACAATGTGGAGGTGTATTCCTCTGAGCGTTACATGGTGTGCACGGGCGATGTTATCAAGAACTCCCCGATTAAAGATTACCAAGAGCTCCTGGACGTCCTATACGGCGAGATGAAGCCGCCCGAGGTAGTCTCCTTAACAGAGCTCGAGGCTTTACTAGATGACCGGGACGTGGTTGAGATGGCCATGCATGCGGCCAACGGCGATAAGTTCAACCAGTTGTGCGCAGGCGATATGTCGGAATACCCGAGCCAGTCGGAGGCTGACTTTGCGCTGCTATCGATCATCGCTTATTATACGCAGTCCAATGAGCAGGTGCGTCGAATCTTTCGTATGACGGCACTCGGCAAACGCGATAAGGCCATCAAGAACGATCGCTACCTAGATTTTGCGCTCGGTAAGATTCGCGCCCAGCAGCCCCCGCCTGTGGACACCGCCACCATGCAGGCCAACGTCCAAGCCATGCTGGCCAATGCAAAACCCACGCAAGAAAGCCCGACCCCGGCCATTAACGTTCCAGCGCCCGAGAATAACGTTCCAGCAAAACCCACGCAAGAAAGCCCGGCCAAGCTCGAGACCCTGGCCTTGCCGCCCGGGCTGGTGGGGGACATGGCCCAGTACTTCTACCAGACCGCCATCCGCCCTGTGCCCGAGATTGCGCTGGCCGCGGCCATTGCACTCATGGCCGGCACTTGCGGGCGGGCTTACAACGTCTCCAACACCGGATTGAACCAATATATTATTCTGCTGGCCAGGACCGGCTCGGGCAAGGAAGGCGCCCAGATGGGTATCGATAACTTGATATCGGCGGTGCGTCCGAAGATTCCAATGGCCGACCAATTCATTGGGCCTGCGGCTTTTGCATCGGGCCAGGCGCTTATCAAGGTTTTGAATGAGCGCCCGTGCTTTGTCAGCGTGCTCGGGGAGTTTGGGCTCACCTTGCAACAACTCTCGGACCAAAAGGCCAACAGCGCGCAAATCATGCTTCGGCGCGTACTGCTCGATCTGTATGCCAAGTCCGGCTGGAGCCGCACGCTGCAATCGAGTGTCTACTCGGATACCGAAAAGAACACCAAGACTGTGCGGGCACCGGCGGTGACCATCCTTGGTGAGTCCACTCCCGAGACTTTCTTTGAGGGGCTGTCGGTGACGCACATCTCCGAAGGTCTGATTCCGCGCTTTTGCTTTATCGAGTATCAGGGCGACAGGCCACCTCGTAATAAGAATGCCAACATCCCGCCCCCTGCACAACTGGCCCAGCGCTTTGCAGACCTTATTACGGTGGCTTTGACCACGTCGAACAACAACACTTGCATTCCCGTGGCACTCGATGACCACAGTCACGACTTGCTAGATGCGTTTGACGCCAAGGCCGACAAGATGATGAACGCCGCTCGCGCCGAGGTGGATATCCAGCTTTGGAACCGAGCCCACCTCAAAGCCTTGAAGCTTGCTGCCTTGCTGGCCGTGGGCGTAAACCCCCATAAACCCGTTGTCACCGAGCCCGTGGCCCGCTGGGCCATTGACTTTGTAGAACGCGACGTCAGCCTCGTTTCGGCCCGTTTTCGCGCGGGGGACATTGGGTCGGGCGATAGCAAGCAATTTGCCGACCTGAGGAAAGTGGTGGAGGCTTACTTCAAGTCAGAGGTTAAGATCGACAACACGAGACTGCACAAAGCCGGAATCATACCGTATGCCTTTATCTTCAGTCGCGTGGCCAATTACGCCAGCTACCGCAACGATAGATTGGGGGCAAAAGGGGCACTCAAGCAGAACCTGCAGGCGATGATTGACTCTGGCATGCTGATCGAGGTAAACAAGATCGAGACCCAGAAAAATCATGGTTACAGCGGAGTTGCGTACGCGATTTCGAGTAGTTGGGTGTAACCAATTTTCTGGCATTTTACGGGATAAAAGGTAAAAAGGCCAATGAAATCAATGGGTTACCGCAATTTTTGGGGAATTTATTTTTTGGGGGGTCCCTAAGGGAAAAAATAGGTAAATTTAGAGTAGATATATAAGAACCATATATATCCCCTTAAAATACATAAAATTATAAAATAATATATAAATATATAAGGAAATCAATAGGTTAGCGCGGGATACGGGTTTTCGAGAGTAATAAAAGTTATGAAAAGGATGGAAACATGAAGATTAGAGAGAGAATGTGGCTGAATGGGACGAAGATTGTGTTCAGGAAATGGGAGGCGATGAAGCCGGGGCAGAAGCTGAACGGGAGAGAGCGCCTGTATCAGCAACACAACTCGTCGAGCTATGCCACTAGGGCGGATGCTGAGGCAGCTGCCAAGCATTTTGCGGAGGTGAATGGATTTACTCTTTCCCCGACGAGTAATCAGACCTGGACAAAGGAGTATGAGGTATGAGCACCGGAAAGTTTGCGCGTTCGAAAGGTCAAAGGGCAGAGCGCCAAGTTGTGGCCATGCTCCAGCCTATAGTTGATAAAGTCTGGGCCGAGACCGGAACATCTGGAGTAGATGCACCAATGCTGGAGAGAAACCTAATGCAGAGTCATAAAGGAGGCCATGATTTGGTCGGCCTGGACTGGCTCGCGCTCGAGGTTAAGCACCAGGAAACTTTCCACATCAACGACTGGTGGGAGCAGACTAAAGAGCAGGCTGGCAAGCATAAAATTCCAGTTCTGGTCTACAAGAAGAACAACGTCAAGTGGCGCGTCATGATGTTCGGCTACCTCGATGCCGGATCTAATCGAGTGCGCTGCCCTGTGGACATAACCGTTGACGCATTCCTCGTTTGGTTTGAAAATCGAGTCCGTCATGAATTTAACAAGGAGATGCAATCATGATTAAAAATACACCGCTCCTCCGTTCCTTGGAGGCTAGAGCAGATCACTTCGCTTACCGCAAGGCCGCAGCACGCAATTACTTGAATGGAGAATGGCAGACAGCTATGTTCTACCATTTGCTGTCACTGGTGTCAAACGATGAAGCCACAAGGCTGATTTACACCGTCGGCCCCGATGAGGACAAACTGTTTGTCGCAACTAGCCCGATCCGAGCCCAGTAATGATCGAGACCGTCTTTGTCACCGTGCGGGGGCTCGATCTTCGAATCTCGGAGATTGACTTCTTCCCGGCGATCGAGCCAGATCCGAGCCTGCCCGTGTGGTTACAGCTCGGCTGGCCCGCGGGGGTCTATTACGAGAAGGTCCAGATTGAGCTCCGCGTCGGCATCGGCCCAACCCAATACAGCGAGAATCTGTATGATCTACTCTCGACTGAGACAAAGGCGGAGATCACGGCTAAACTGGTGGCTTACTTCAACTCTATCCCAAAGGAGGAAACCTCATGAATGAGGCAATCATCTTCGCCAGCGTCATCATCGGTGTGCTTTTCGTGTACTTGGTCGGGGTGGGCATTGACGTGCGCTCCCGCTGCAAGCACGACTTCACGAACTGGGCCTTCAGCTCCACACCTGGAGCATTCGTTCAACTCCGCCAGTGCCGCAAGTGCGGTTATACTGAAGTCGACCAAATCAAACGAGTCGGAGAGAAGCATGAATCTTGATCGAGCCCGCGATGCCCTGCATTACGCCCGGATCGTGTTGTCCAACCGCAGGCCCTCCACCGAATCGGTCTACGAGGCGCTCCAGCGGATTCAGCTGGCACTGGAGCCCGACCGCATCTACGATCCGGAAGACCCGTGGCATAGCCGCACTATTCCGAATCCGAAGTTGGCCAAGCAGCCAGCACGCCAACAAAAACAAGGCGTGGGACGAGATCCTCAACAAACTCCAGGAGTATTCATGAAATCCCCTCAGACCCGCCATTTCAACGTCGAAGTCCTTTGCGAGAAGCCGATTCCCGATCTGGTTGATTTCATCGCCGGCCGCGTGTGGACAATCGACGGGGTCAAGTGCGATGACCTCAAAGCCGTCACGGTCACGGAAGTCTCGGCGCGCGTTGACATCGATATGGATGCGGTGGTTAGCGTTGCCTTGCAATCAAAGGCGGAAACCTCCCCGGATCAAAATGTCGAGGCCATCCGAAAGAAACTCCTTGACCGCTCGCGCGTTGGCCTTGCAAAATACGGGGTCACCACGGAGCGAAAGGATCTTGACCTTGCGCAGTGGCTGGTGCATGCCCAAGAAGAGGCGATGGACTTTGCGGTTTACCTCCAAGCCCAGATGGAACGCGCGGCGGCCCACGAGCGCCTTCGCAAACTGCTCTGCAACTACAATCCAGCCTACCCGATGGGTGCGGGCATGTATGCCCAATTCAAAGAATTGATGGAGCAGCTGGATGTACGAGAAGACGGCGGACGAGATTGAACGCGCGGCCAACTTGACCAACGAAATGGAGGAGGCAAGCGTTCGAGCTATTCGAGCTGCCGCCTCCAAGATACCCGCAGGCGAGCCAGGCGAGTGCGACCATTGCGGGGAATTCTTCGTTCGCCTTGTCAACGGAGCGTGTGCAAGATGCAGAGACAGATTAAAGCTGCCTTGAAAGCGGCGCTCCTCTTTCTCGCCCAAGGCACTCTGGGCCTGGCGCTTTGGGGAGCCCTCGTGGTCGCGGTATACGAGCCCCCAAGGCCCAAGACCCCTGTGGTGTATAGGTGCGGCAAGGCCTACCCCCTGAACGCCCCCATACCGCGGGTAAAGTGCGCAGCTGTAAGGTAAACCCGCATGAGGGTTTATTCTTGAATAATTCCGTGGTGCCTTGAGTAGATGAACCTATAATAGAGTCATCAACCACAGGAGCCCACCATGGAAATCACCAAGACCCCCGCCGCCGTCAAGCAAGCCTTTCTCGACAAAGTCATTGTCCACATGGGTGACACTTGGAAGGTCATCGGAGTGGGTGGACAGATTCCCGGAAACACCTACTGCCATCTGGCAAGCACCCACCGCGGGCGCAAACAGAAAAACGGTTGGATGCCAGTCCAGATCAACGACTGGGTTGATACGGCAGTTCTTGAAGCCACTAAAGCATAAGGAGACCCATCGTGTACCACGACCACAACCAGAACTACATCCCCGAGCCCGCACAAAAGCCTTGGGGCTGGCGCGACACGGTGTACGCCGTTGCAGCCTTTGCCTCGTTCGCCGCCATCGGCCTCATGCTGGGTTGGAGGGGTTAAAATGCTTGACACCTACTTCGACCGTGCAGACAACATGAACCGCACCAACTGGCTCCAGCCCCAACGAGATGAAGCTCGCCGCCGTCTCTCCGAAGACCCGCGCTACTATAACGGCCACCTCTACGCCACCGTGATCGATCGAAACGTGGCCGAGGCCCGCGAGACTATTCGCCTGCGCATTGCCACGGACCACCGCTTGCATACCATCGAGCTCCACAAGAAAGTGCTGCTCGGTGACAAGTTCAGCTGGTTCAATACCGACGGGAGCCGCAAATGAGCCAAGACCATTCAGCCATGTTTGTCACCCTTGCCCAGCAGTTCGGCCTCACTGTGGCCAGCGAGGATGTCGACAAGTTCTTTAACCTGTATAATGTGGCATACCAACGTGGGTTGGATACCGGCATGGCGTTGGAGAACGTGGCATGCGCCGAGATGGCCAGGAGCTGCGGCGAAGGCTACGAGGGACTGGCCGAAGCTATTGAATCAAGGAGACACAAATGACTCTTATCAAAGGAAGGCTGATTGACGGCCAAGTGGTTTGGTACACCGGCAAAGGTGGCCGGGATTGGATCTCGCTCGATAAGCGCGAGGCGCTTGCCTACAAAGAGCGGGCAGCGGCCGCCAAGTTCTGCGTGCGCCACAACGCGATGTACAAACACCACGGCGTCTTGTTTTCAACTTATGACGAAACCCCAGAGACTACGCTTCAGTCTAATTAGTATGATTGCCCTTTACCTTGGAATAATGGTTGCGTTCGTTGCGCTGCTCGGCTTTTGCCTGTATCAGGCCATCATGGTCGTGGTGGACTTGCTCCTTTTCTTTTTCCGGCGGGATCACCGACGCCGTTGAGGTGATGCCCTCGCTTGCTTTATTCTCGGGGCCAGATAACGAAACCCCAAGAGTATGGCAGGCGACCACTTCAGAACCGAACAGAGCGAGGCCCGCAAGCAGATGGTGCTGCAGGCCCGCCGTGACGGAAAGTCCTTCCCTCAGATAGCCTACGAAAACGGCTGGACGCAGGGCTATGTGTACAAGATCTACAAAACCGCGATGAATCAAATCATCGCAGAGGACGTGGCCGAAGTACGCAAGATGGAGCTTGAGCGGTTGGATGCGGCAACCCAAAAGGCCATGGCCATCCTGCAGACCTTCCACCCGTTGGTAAGCGGTGGGGAGATCGTTCGGGACACCGTTGAGGACGAAGAAGGTAACCCGATCGGCGGAGGCGGGCGTGTGGCCACCAAGAAGCTGGCCGACCCTTCCGTGCAGCTGGCGGCTATCGACAAGCTGATGAAGATCATGGAGCGCCGCGCCCGCCTGCTTGGGCTCGATGCCCCCGCTAAGACGGCCTTTACCGATCCGTCTGGTGAGAACGCAGCTAACATTCAAATCTACTTGCCCGACAATGGCCGAAATCAAACCGATACCGACGGTAACGATTAAGCCACAGCCCGGGCCGCAAGAGCTCTTTCTCTCCTCCCCTGCCGACATCGTTATCTACGGGGGAGCGGCAGGCGGTGGCAAGTCTTTCGGCTTGCTGATGGAGTGCCTGCGCCATACCGGCGTGCGGGGCTTCTCGGCGGTCATTTTCCGGCGCAACACCACTCAGGTGAAAAACCCAGGCGGCTTGTGGGATGAATCGCTCAAGATCTTCCCGTTCTGCGGTGCCTTCCCGATTGCGCACGTCATGGAGTGGAAGTGGCGGGGTGGGGCCAAAGTTAAATTCGGCCACCTCGAGCACGAGGACACCGTTCTAGACTGGCAAGGCTCGCAGATTCCGCTCATCGGCTTTGACGAGCTCACCCACTTTAGCCAAAGCCAGTTCTTCTACATGCTTTCCCGTAACCGCTCAATGTGCGGCGTCAAGCCATACGTGCGGGCTACCACAAACCCGGATGCGGATAGCTGGGTGGCGGGCTTTATCTCGTGGTGGATCGATCAAGAGACGGGCTACCCCATCCCGGAGCGCGGCGGCAAGGTGCGTTGGTTCGTTCGCATTGCTGATAACATTCTGTGGGGCGATACGCGTCAAGAGCTGATCGAAAAATACGGCCGCACGGACTTGCCCGATGACCACGAGGACCAAGTCAGGCCGAAGTCTGTGACGTTCATCCCGGCAAGCTTGTCGGATAACAAGGCGCTGCTAGCGGCCGACCCAGATTACAAAGCCAACTTGATGGCCTTGTCTCGCGTGGAGCGCGAACGTCTTTTGCATGGCAATTGGAAGGTGAAAGCCGCTGCTGGCCTGTACTTCAAGCGCCAGGAAGTCACCATCGTTGACGAGATGCCAAACGATATCGAGAAGTTGGTGCGGCGCTGGGACTTTGCCGCCACCGAACCAAGCGAGAGCAATCCGGACCCAGACTGGACAGCCAGCGTATTGATGGGCCGGCGCAAAAACGGCCGCTACATCATACTGCACGCAACGCACGATCGACTCCGCTCTCACAAAGTGCGCGATCTGGTTGTGCGAGTGGCCGGCAACGACACCCGGCGCGTGCGAATCGGTATTGCCCAGGACCCTGGCCAAGCTGGTAAAGAGCAGGCCGAGAGCTACGTTCGCGATCTCGCAGGCTTTGTTGTGGACATTGTGAAAGAGACGGGCGATAAAATTACCCGGGCCGATCCGTATGCAGCCCAATGGCAGGCGGGAAACATCGAGCTGCTTCGTGGGCCTTGGAACGAGCCGTTCCTGGCCGAGCATGAGGCTTTTGGTGGTACCACGGGCCATGACGACCAAGTGGATGCCGCAGCCGGCGCATTCATTATGCTGGCCAAGTCCAACCTCTCGACCTGGACCAAGCTCGGGCGCATGCGCTAAGGATCAACAGCCCCCGTTGGTGACCGGCTTTCTCAGGCCATAATTCACCCAGCCAAAACGCAGTTGCCAAACGGTTGAGGCATGTTGGAAGCGAAAACCTGGCTGTTATGGGTGTCTCCTCAGGGGGCCAGGTTGGAGCGGAGCGGGTGCAAGCCCCGACAAGCCATCCGGGTGAAAGGCCCCCGGAGCCACCATTTCTGCAGATTGCCGGACCGGAACGACACACCGAAACGTACCGCAATCTGTTAGGGCAGATCAGTCTGCAGATATGGTGGCGGAGCCAGCCTCTTAGCTTCGATGATCTCCTTGTTAAACCGTAGCTGGACTCCCCACCAACCCACAACGGAGAACTCATGGCATCCACCCCACGCAGCAAGAGCGTCCAGCGGCTCTCTAAATCAGCGCTGACCGCCGACGAGAAAGCGCGGGATAAAGCGGCCAAGAAGGGTACTGCGTTCGACAGCTTTGTCAACTACGCACAGAACATGGGTTTCGGGGCAGATAACGCCCTCTCCACGTCCTCATACGGGTTCAACCCGATCACGCGCAATCGCACGCTCTTGGAGTGGGTGCACCGCGGCTCCTGGATTGGGGGCGTGGCCGTGGATGTGGTGGCCGACGATATGACTCGGGCCGGTGTCGAGATTCAAGGGGGCATGCATCCCGAAGACATCGAAGCCATCGAGGAAGAGGCCACCGCTCTCGGCGTTTGGAACGCAATCAACGAAACGATCAAGTGGTCCCGCCTGTATGGTGGGGCTGTGGCTGTCATGCTGATCGACGGGCAGGACACTGAGTCGCCTTTTCGGGTTAGCACTGTTCGCAAAGGCCAATTTCGCGGCCTGCTGGTGTTAGACCGCTGGATGGTGGAGCCATCGCTGTCCGAGCTGGTCACTGAGTTCGGCCCAACGCTCGGCTTGCCCAAGTATTACCGCGTCACGGCCCAGGCCCCTGCGCTCTCGGGTATGCGTATCCACCATAGCCGTGTGATCCGCCTCGAGGGTATCAAACTCCCTTACTGGCAACGCCTCATGGAGAACCTGTGGGGTCTGTCTGTCCTAGAGCGTTTGTACGATCGCATGATCGCCTTTGATAGTGCATCCACGGGCGCGGCCCAACTGGTGTACAAGTCTTACCTGCGCACCTACAAGATTGAAGATCTCCGGGAGGCGACCGCCGCGGGCGGGGATGCAGCTGCCGGCATTGCCAAGTACGTTGACATGATGCGTCGCTTCCAAGGCATCGAAGGCATTACCGTCATTGATTCCAAAGATGAGCTCGCCAGCGACTCTCACGGCGCCTTCGGTGGTCTGTCAGACGCCCTGGCCCAGTTCGGCCAACAGCTCTCTGGGGCTCTGCAGATTCCGCTGGTTCGCCTGTTTGGTCAGTCCCCGATGGGCTTTAGCACCGGCGAAACCGACCTGCGCAATTACTACGACACCATCAAGCAGCAGCAAAACAAAGATTTGCTCGTTGGCGTTACCAAGCTGTACCGCGTGATGGCCGCATCCAAGGGTATCGAGATGCCCAAGGGCACGAAGATCGCTTTCCGCTCCCTGTGGCAACTCTCGGAGATGGACAAGGCCTCGATCGCGGGCACCGTCTCGGGCGCAGTAACCGCAGCCGAGGAAGGCGGGCTCATTACACGAGCCACTGCCCTCAAGGAACTTCGCCAATCCAGCCAGATCACTGGCATCTTCTCCAACGTCACCGAGGACGATATCGCCGAGGCCGAGTTGGAGGGACCGCCGTTGCCTGAGGACGTAGAGGTGGCAGGCGTCAAGTCTGGCCAGCTCAAGATCGAGCAACCCCAGCAACCCAGCATGGAACCGGCCGAGCCTGCAGCGCCCAAGCTGCCCGGCGCACCGGAGGCTTAAATGCCCAAAGATCTCCACCTGCACATACACGGCCCAGCAACGGGGCAAACCGGGCCAGGACGGGGTTTTCTTCGCGGGCGTAAGGGCAAGGGTACCCGGGACACCGCAACGCGCGCAGCCGGTATCCTTTTTCTTATCCAGAACACGGAGAAGTTCCTGCTACTCCGCCGAGGTCCGCATGGCGACCACCCGGGCACCTGGGGCGTGCCTGCCGGGCACGTGGAGTTCGGGGAGTCCCCCGAGCAAGCGGCCATCCGCGAGGTGTACGAGGAAACCGGATACGTGGTTCGCACGCCCCTAGTAGTCTTAAACAAAGCCGATGGCTTTATGCTTTTCGGAACTATGATTCCGGCCCCGTTTGAAGTCAAGCTCGATCCCGAATCGACCGACTACTTGTGGACATCCGAGAACCACCCCAACCTCCATCCGGGGCTGGCCAAGTTTTTTGCCTCGCTATGAAAGTTCGGGACGATAAACCAAGCCCCGCCCAACGAAAGCAAGCCAAAGAACGGTTTGCAATGGCCACTAGGCTGGAGGCCGAGTATCTCCGGGCCTTACGCCAGCTTACCCGCCAGGTCGACCACATCGTCAAAGGAATGGCCCCTGGAGGAAAGGTTCGCAACTCCATCGAGCTCCAGCAAGTGCTTCGGCAATACGCCGCCACCATCGAGCCGTGGGCCAGGAGCGTAGCCGAGAAGATGCTCTACCGCATCGCCAAGAAAGACGAGCAATCCTGGTCTCGCCTTGGCCACGATATCGGACGCGAGCTTCGCAAAGAGATACAAGATGCCCCGACCGGGGAGACGCTCCGAACTTTCCTCAACGAGCAGGTCAAGCTTATAACGAGCTTGCCGATTGAGGCAGCCGAACGCGTGCATAAGCTAACACTTGAAGGAATGACTGGCTCCAAGCGTGCAAACGAGGTAGCCGCCGAGATCCTTCAGACCGGTAAAGTGACAGAGTCTCGCGCAAAGCTTATCGCGCGCACTGAGATCGCCCGCACCGCAGCTGGCCTGACCATGG